CATCGCAGCAATTTGTGGTTTGGGGTGGATTGCAGACAAAACTCGACACTGGTGGGATAAGTAAATTGATTTTTCCATAGTTTTGTTGTTGGGGATGACCTGATGCCCATTTCAGATTAAAATATGGAAAAATCAGTTTATATCACCTTGAGATCCCTTGCTCTGACTGGTGGACAGTTGGTCGAAGTGTCCACTATCGGTTGATCTGGACTCGTTTTCCTGTATTCTATAGGAGTCAAAGGAATTCAACCCATGCAAGACTTCATCTGTGCTTACTTTGGTAAGGATTGGACAATCACTGCCCGTGGATTTTCATCACTCAAACAGGCAGAAAATCATGGCAAATACATGATGCCAATGGCAGGATGTTTCGGTTTTGCTGTTATTTCAGAAGACGCAGATGCCTGGATTTTGTATGATCAATTCAGCATGTTGTCTGGCAAGGAGACAGTAACTCAAGACAAACTTAACAACACTTTCGCAGTTTCCTACTGATGTTATTCACCTCTGGCAAGTCTCAACACACTCACCTCACTCAAAGTGTGTTTGAATTCTTTACAACCAAATACGAGATTGACAGTGACGTTGAGGTTTATCACACTGACCTAAGTGATGATAATGCCTTTGGATTTACTGAGGTTAATGGTGATGAGCAATTTGTTCAGATTCACAATGATCTGAATGAAAAGGACTATATCACCACATTGCTGCACGAATTAGTTCACGTTGTTCAAAATGAGAGTGGACAATTTGATGACGAAGAGAGAGAAAACGAAGCATATTCTTTAGAATCTATTCTCTTCAACCAATTCACTAACTAAACATGTTTAACACCACTTTGGACCTTTTCACATTCAACCAGAGCAATGATAATGATGAATTGATTGATGCTATGGGAGAGACTTACTTCAAAGCAATGACAACTTGTGCAGCAGATAACCGCAACTTTGATGCAATTGCTTGCTATGAAGAGTGGATTGTTGATGGTCAAGACCCTCAAGATGGTGGTGTAGAGATATTCTTCGCACCCGATCTTACACTCGAAAGAGAATAGAATTAAAGTCTGGGTGTGCCAGTTGGTCAAAGTGTCCACCAAACCACCACAGCACCCCAAAATCGTGTATTATTAAAGAGTCAAAGCAACAGACCTATGCTGACTCTCGACTTTGAAACCGAATACCACTGGGGTGCTCTGATGGTCAAACTTGTTCCTATGTTTGCCATGGATGTTTACAAAGCATCCGATGATGAACTAGTATGGGTTTTCGATGCAAACAAACCTGACAATAGTTATCACGTTCCTGCTCGTAACCTCTCAACCTATTCTTATTGATTATGACACCCGAACAAAAGTTTCAACAACTGTTTGAAGAGATGTATTCACTTTGTGGAGAACAAGGTTGGGGTGATCCTTTCTCATATGCTCGATCCCGTGAGATTCACTTAGCAGGATTGCTGGGTCATACTGTAGCAGATGATTACAGTGGTGCGGATGCTTTTGATAAAGATGGCAAACCTTTAGAATATAAATCTACTATTGCCAAAAACATCAATGGCACATATAATGGTATTAGTGTTCAAGACACTTGGGAAGATCAGGAAGATTATCTTATCAACAATAAAATTGGTAAGTATGATAATCACTTCATTGCACGATATGAGGACGGTAAAGTGGTAGAAGTGTGGAGATTAAGTGGTGATGACGTTCTTTCAATTCTTCTTCCTAAGTTGAAGAAAGATTGGACTAGAAAAATCAATGGAAACCACAAAGATCCCCGTCTTTCTGCTACAATTAGTAAGAAAGAGATTTATGCTGTTGGCACATGTATTTTAGGTTGATATGAGTATTGATAGTAAAAAACTGGCATATGGTCACGGTGGTGGTGATGAAGCATATACACCTGAATATGGTGTTACTCCCATCCTGAAGTACATCCCAGAGGATGCTATTGTTTGGTGTCCATTCGATAAAGTTGAGAGTCAGTTTGTTCAGCAAATTGGTCAGACTAATCAAATTGTAATGTCACATCTTGATACTGGTCAAGACTTCCTAACTTGGGAACCTGAAGTGCATTGGGATGTGATTGTATCCAATCCACCATTCACAAACAAACGTAAGTTTTTTGAACGTGCATTATCATTTAATAAACCATTTGCGTTGATTATGACTAACACTTGGTTGAATGATTCTGCACCGAAACAGTTGTTTAAGGATAAGGATCTACAACTGTTGATGTTTGATAAGAGGATGAAGTTTCACTCTCCTGATGGTAGACCAAACGACAAGATTACATTCAGTAGTAGTTACTATTGTTGGAACTTTTTACCCAAGCAAATTATAATGGAAGAACTTCAAGTTCCAAAACAACAACAATCAAGAGCAGTGCTGCCCTTGTGACAGTTGGTCAAAGTGTCCACCATTGCTTGATTTGACCCCGATCTCGTGTATTATTAAAGAGTCAAAGAAACGGATTCAACCCGATGCAACTCACAGCACAGCACGGAAACATGGTTGTTGACTTCTACCCCGTCAAATATGCTGATGGAAGTATCAGTGAGCGTCTAATGTATAAGACGGTTACATTTGCTAATGACATGCAATCTAAGTCCTACATCAACAAAGAATCGTTTGAAAAAGAGGTTGACAATCGTGTTTATGGTTACAACTATGAAGTGACTGATCTTCATACAGAACCACAACTTTTCAACTCTGCACTGATTCAAACTCGTTGGTGATTATGTCACTTATCAAATCCTATTCCACACTCTTCAAATGAACGATCAACTCGAAATGTTATCACAAAGAGAACAATTGATGGAAGACATTGATGCTATTGTTGATGGATTTTTCAACGATCATCTTGAACAATATCAGGGAGAACGTGATGATTTAACTCGCATTCTATGTGATGCAGTCTGCACCAACTTCCCCATCAACTAACATCATGCCAACTGACTTCCCGATCTACAAAAAGAAACTCCCACAAGTATGGTTGGAAGATGGTAACTTTGTGATTGAATCATCCTCGTTCCGATATGTGATTAAGGATGACTTAAAACTGTTGTTTAAGTTATGCAGACGATTCAAGTCTGATGCAATCGCACAAACCTACGTCACTAACTAACATCATGCTCAAACATCAAGTTCTCAAAGTCGTTGGAAAAACTGCAACTGGCATTGACTCTAACATGACAAGATTAGAAAAGTTCGATGTTTTCTGTCGTGTCTGTGATAATCTACTTGATGATGGTAGAATCACCAGAATACAGCACGAAAGATGGACAAACGTCTTTTAACTCCTAACTAACTCCAAATCTCATCCAAATTAGGACTAAATCATGAATTACACTCTCAAGCAACTTCAAGAACGTGTCAACAAACTGATCGAAGTTCAGGGAGAAGATGCACCCTGTTCGGCATGGATTTACACTGCTGAAGATTGCTATTTGACTGATGATGATGGTAATCCAGAATATGTTGCATTAGACAATCGTGAACTTGCCGAAAACATTTTCTATCAAGTTGGTGATTGCGATTACATTTATACAGCAATTCAAGATGCAGTAGAAGAAGCAACAGAGGAGCAATATATGGTAATGCAACAAGAATTATTGGAGGTAAAATGACACACGAAGAAATGTTAGACGTAGCAAAACTGCGAGAGATGGGTATTCCAGATGATGCAGAATTGATCGATGATTGTTTCTATGTCTGGGAGACTCGGTTTGGATTACACTCAACAACGACAAAACAAGGTCGTAAAATGTTAACTGGTCTTGGAAAGGATAATGTTGTGAACATGACACGATGGCATCTTAAGTGTGAACAAGATGGTACATTAGATGATCACAGTTATATTGTTGGTGACGCATTTGTAAGTGGTAAGTTATGAACTACACTAAAGAACAATTGATTGATGCACTTGTTCACGAATGGGATTATCTTTGTCATGATGATTATGACCCAGAAGATGATACTCCCGAAGAGTATCGTTTGAAACTTGAATGTTATTCATTGGAGGAATTGATTGAAGAAACATCAACTGATGAAGGTTACACATTAGACGAATTTATGGAAAATCACGGATGACTGTGCCAGTTGGTCAAAGTGTCCACTCTTGCCCCCAAAGACCCTGATCCTGTGCCATACTAACAGTATGGAAATCAAACAAACCACCATGACCTCAAACGAAACTTACAACGGTTGGTCAAACTATGAAACCTGGAATGCATCACTTTGGATCAGTAATCAGGAGTTCCTTTATAACACTGCTAAGGCATGTGTAACATATTGCGATTCAAATGAGACACCTTATGATAAGTTTGTCCGTTGCATGATGGATGGAACAATTGGTAAGTTTCTCCAAAAGACTGGAGACAATGTTGCATGGAATGACCCTGCAATCAACTATGATGAAATGAATGAAATGATGGCAGAACTCTGATCACTAATTAACTCTTACTCATTCACTCACTAATTCACACACAATGACAGTCACTCAAGAAACATTCAACGCATACATTCAGATTCTGGATGAGAACACAGAAACGCAGGTAGATATTCTTAATGTCCTAAATGACATTGCTCGTGGTGATTGGGACAATGCTGTTAATTATTCATTAGAGAACCCATCTGACCCAATGGATGACTTTAACTATAGAGGCAGTAAGCATCATTATTGATTGTGCCAGTGAGCAAGGTGTCCATTCTGCCTTGCAATTGCCCCCAAAATCTGCCATACTGTCTGTATGAACAAAACAAATCCAATGCTTCTCAACAACTCCAAATTCGTCGATGCGATCCGTGGTTTACAATCCTTTGTGATTGAAACAGGTGCTGACCTTGATATGGCATTTGATTGGGTATGTGATCAGGCAGAAATCAACTCTTTTGCAGGTGATGAACTTGCATTTGATTTATTCTATGATGTATATTCTGAGGCATCAAACTGAATATTAAAGAACAACTTTCCAATCTTTCTATTCGCAAACCAATGTTATTCAAAGGTCCAAACGGTTCAATGTGTTCAACTCTCTCAGGTGATGAACTACTGAGACTGACAGATAAGGTCAACGAGTGTTCAGATAAGGTTGAACTTATGCGTAAAGAATCACAAGAACGCATGGATGAGTTCAAGTCTGGGCAACAATTGTTCGATGAAATGTTCGGAGGTTAATTCAAATGAACTACACTGAAGCATATTATGAAGATGCAAAGATTCGTGAAATCATGGATCTTCCTGCTGAAATCTATGACATCCCAGAGATTGCGGATGAGAAAGAGTTTAACATGAATGAATATTTGTCTGCTGATTATGATTACTGATTTAATAAGTGGTATAATTAGTGTGAACATCAAAACATTCTTATATGGATCTTGATACACTTAATCATCACGAATTAGAAGCACTTTCAGAAGATTGTGAGGATTTTCTGGTCCACAGATACATCCCATTGACATCACACTCGTATTCGAGTATTATTAACCAAGCACTCAAAGAGGGTTATCAAATTGAAAAGTTCGACCGTTTCATTCACAAAAGTCAAACTCACATCTGATGAGTTAAATGTTCTGATGACTGCACTTCAGTTGATGACTATTGAGGAGCAAAAAGATTGTGAGGATCAATTCTCAGTGAGAACACCTGCACTGTTTAACAAATTGCTTTCAAGTTATGAGGTGCGAGGTTAAGTTATTTGTTGCGGGTACTGTCTTTAAGGAAGAAGTCATTGCCCGTAACTATTCAGAAGCAAGACAAGTTGCTCTTGCACGTAATCCTAATGCCACTGTAATTTCTGTCACTGCTGTATTATGAAGACTGAAAAGTTGTATGAACTCGAAGTTGCTGAACTTGAGAAATTGATCGAGTATTCTGAACAAGATGCTGAACGATTAGAGATCACTGTTGATTACTACATTGCGGAGTTTCTGTAATGACACCAACCGAATCACTTCGTATTCAAATCAAACATTGGTTCAAAGATTGTTTAGATCATAACATCGAACCAGTACAAATCTTTGAGATGTTATTATCTGAATCAAAGGTCTTAAAAGATGATGCACTTGACAATTATGAAAAGACAAGTGAAATTCATGATTTTATGATCGGTAATTTATCACCAACTGATAGTGACTTTGATGACCTTAGAACTCCCATCTGACTTTCCACATTCACCACCAGAAGGTTATTCTTACTTAGTTGAACAACACAATGCTAGCACTGTTTCGATTTGGTTATTACATCATCGTCGGTATGTTTTTCGTGATGATGATCAACTTGTTCGGACCATCTGGGGATTTGTCAAAACAAGATCAACAAAGAAGAGAGGCATTCAGAACACTTACCATGCCCCCATCAACTCAAATAAGATAGGTAAAGAGGTCTCAGTTAATAGTACGAGTCCTTACACATCGATGCAACTTAATCTCAATCCATTAGAAAGTGCTCTCTACTCATGACATATAAACCACAAATTGATGATTATGTAATATGGAAAGATCAATGTGGATGGGTTTATTTTGTTGATGATTTATACATTACAATTGAAACAGGTATTAAACCAAAACCTAATTGTGAGTATACGAAGAATGAGAAGCATAAGTATATTCATACCTTATTATTGTGCCATCCTCCATTCTGGAAAGATTTGGAGTATGTTCATACAAGAAGGAATAAGTATGGTAAAACATTAGAAGAAATGGATGTATATGTAAGGGAGATATAGATGATACAAGTTATTGATAATTTTATACCAAAGGAACACTTATCAGAAATGATGAGTTATATTCCTAAACAAATTCCATGGGAGTATGAAGATTATTCTGTTTATGAAGATGATGATATTCCTCAATTAGTACATGTCTTTTATAATGAATACCAACCACAATCTGAATTCTTTGATGATATCCTGCCCGTTATTCATACAATCGATGATCTATATTCAATTGTAAGAGTAAAGGTCAATGGTACATTAAAAGGATGCACATTGAAAGAAAAACCATATCATATTGATGTCATTGATAATGATACAAAGGAAGGACAATCATTCCCTGCCCCATCATTAAAAATTTGTATTCTGATGTTAAATGATAATAATGGATATACACAGATAAGAGATGAACAAGGTAGAATCAAGAGAGTTCAAAGTAAAGCAAATAGAGCAATTCTCTTTCCTAATACTTATGAACATATGGGAACTAATTCAACAGATGAAAACTTAAGAATGACACTGAATATTGTATATGCTTAATATACACAAACTCTGGACAATATGGAAGTATTCATTAGGATCATTCTCTGATGATAAAACAAATGAATATGATAATTATATTGCATTACTTAGAACAGTTATCTTTATCTCTTATCTGATTACCAATTGCTTTATTATTGCAGGAGTTATTCGACATTATGACAATGATCAATCGTTTCAGTGTAGTATACAAGAAAGAGAAGAAATCAGGGTATTGGAGTAAGCAAGAAGCAACATTCTTTGATGTAAGAGATGCAATGCTCTGGGAACGTTATGTAAAGGAATTAGGGTGTAAAAACACTGAAATTATACCATTATTTGATTAAATTCAATTATAAATGTTATTTTAAATGTATATGAGATGTTTATAGGTTTTCAACAACCCTGTGGAAAAGTATACTTAAACTGTGTATAATCCCTGTTATTGTGATATTATCTGTGGAAAACAATGATGTAAATGTATGATCTTATTCCCTTTTAATCCTTCTAAATGCCTGATCTTATAGTCTTATATGCCTATTAAATGCCTTCTCTTATAGTCATCTTAACTTGCAGTCTATCAGGATTTGCAGAAAATGTCAACACCCAGATAAAAAAATATGAAAACCCTGATATAAATATTCTTTAACATTCTGAAATTGCATTATAACATTCTTGACATCAGTCTCAGAATGAACTATAATAACAGAGTCCTCATTTCAACGAAGAACAATGCCTTACGCACAGAAGACAAAGTATCGCATCACTCTTGAGATTGAAGCAATGGATGACTTTAATCCTCATCAGATTGACTGGGAAAAGTTATTTGAATTGCAAGGAGGAGAGAAGGTAGAAAGTTATATTGAGGACCTCTCCAATAAGTATGATTCACTTTGGTAATCTGTGAGGAAAGTATAGAGAATTAAAACCAGTTGCCGAAGTGTCACAGGGTCGGTTGATCGGGGTCTGTTTCCGTGTATTATAAGAGAGTCAAAGGAACACACCTCAACCGACTCTAATGCGTAAGATCGAAACCCAAATGATCGCAGCAGTTCAGAACAATCAGAACTGGCAGTCTGCGAACACTTCGGTACATTTTGACGCAGAATCTGGTGTCTCTATTGTACGTCTTCACGGTAACAAGATTGCAGAAATCGACGAAGATTCGATGACTATCTTCGACGGTGGTTGGCAGTCTGTTACAACTAAGAGCAGATTGAATGCCTTATGTGATGCTTTCTGCATTGCTGGTGAGGGTGTATTCCAGAAGAACTATCAGTGGTTTGTAAGAAAGTTCACAGGACAGATGGGTGCTGAGAAAGTATTCAGCACCGAAGATTTCTCCAACGGTTACATCTTCGCATAAGATTACAACAGTCCTGGTGATGACTTTAAACCCACCAATCACACACACTATCTAACACTTTCCATGTCTAAGTCTGATCTCTTCTCTGCACTCGAAACCGCACAGAATGGTAATGATATTCTTCTTATTCTTGAGGCAATTGAAGCACTGTATTGATACTTAAGACTTACACTAAGTAACACGGAGGGCAGTTCATTCTGCCTTCCTAAGTATAGCACAGTCTTATTCGTTCGTCAACAGCAGTTGTTGTTATTATGGGGGTTGTATATAAAAAAGCATAGAGACCCGCAACCTACAGAGGTGACAATGAGAGTTCGATATAACGATTAGAAAAAAAATTCCGAGAGTATAAACCGTCCCTGTAAGGTCGCATATATAATTCGTCGATGGGTTTCAGAATCCGTCAAAAAATTTCGCAGAAAAAAATTGGTCCGATATGGAAACACTATATCATATCTACGCAGGGCATAAATGTCTCTTTCCAAATATTCGGGAAGATGATTTTAGAACGACGTGGAATACTGTAAATGCTATGGTTGGTCTTTTAGAGACTAACTATACTGTAGACGACTTATCATACGAGGTCGTGACACTAAATCGTCAACAAATGCTCGAAGCATCATATTGACAAACAACACATAAACTGATAGAATTGATCTGAAGGTTAACTAAAACTATGGCAAAAGGATTTACTGTTAAGGCAAATGCACCAAAGAAAAAGAGTGCTACTGCTGAGTTTGACATTGATGCAATCAAAGAACGGATGAAGGGTAAGAAGATTGTCTTCTGTTTACCTGGACGTGGTTGCTCATTTACGTTTCTCAAGAACTTTGTACAACTGTGCTTTGATCTAGTACAGAATGGAATGAGTATTCAGATCAGTCAAGATTACTCATCAATGGTTAACTTTGCACGTTGTAAGGTACTTGGTGCAAATGTACTCCGAGGTCCCTCTCAGAAACCCTGGGACGGTAAACTAGAGTATGATTATCAACTATGGATTGATAGTGATATTGTATTCAACACTGATAAGTTCTGGCAACTCTGTGATGGTGCTATTGCTGCTGATGGTACTGAGAAAGAAGTTGTTGCTGGTTGGTATCTGACTGAAGATGGAAAGACCTCTTCTGTTGCACATTGGTTAGAAGAAGATGATTTCCGTTCTAATGGTGGAGTGATGAATCATGAAACCATTGAGACACTACCTAATCGTAAGAAACCATTTACTGTTGACTACACTGGTTTTGGATGGGTACTGATTAAGCACGGAGTCTTTGAGGGTCTTGAGTATCCATGGTTTGCTCCTAAGATGCAAGTCTTTGAGTCTGGTGCAGTACAAGACATGTGTGGAGAGGACGTATCATTCTGTCTCGATGCAAAGGAAGCAGGATACGAGATCTGGTGTGATCCTCGCATTCGTGTTGGTCATGAAAAGACCCGAGTAATCTGATGAACATCGACATCTTTTATCAAGGTAATAAGATGTATTCTAATGTCACTCATGAGGAAGCAGCAGATATTCTTCATGAGTTAGCAATAGAAAGATATGAAGAAAAGAATGATATTGATTTAGATCAATTAGAAATTATACAACGTGTAGAATGAAAATTGCAATTATAGGCAAAGGTACTTCTGCGATTATTACTGCTCTACGTCTGATGCAAGATGATCATGACGTAGAGTTTTTTTATGATCCAGATATAAAACCTTTAAGTGTTGGAGAATCAACAACACCACATATCCAGTCACTTATTTTAGAAACACTGGACATTAGTATCGGAGATCTTGCCGATGCAGGTATCATTTCATATAAGAATGGTATTAAGTATATTGACTGGGGTACTGGCGGATCATTCCGACATCACTTCCATGGTGGTGAGGTTGCTTTTCATTTTGAGAGTGGGATATTAAATCCATTCATTCACAATCACTTAGAGAAGGAACATGGAATTGTTTATCATCCTGAGAGAGTCGATGGATATGACTTTGAGGATGAACAAGTTATCATTAATGATAAAGAGTATGACTTTGTAGTCAACTGTGCAGGGTGGGATGATGCATCCGAATATTATAAACCGATCTTTGAGACTGTTAATGCGGCAATCTTATATACTTCTGATACCATTGACGACGTAACTTATACTCTTCACCGCGCTACTCGGGATGGATGGGAATTTGGACTTCCGTTTCCCGATCGAGGTATTACGAAGCACGGATACCTCTACAACCGCAACTTCTCGGATCCTGAGATAGAAGGAAAGAAAATTTCATGGACTCCTAGATTCTCTAAGAAACTCTTACAAAATCGATTTGAAGCATATAATGGTAATCGTTTATTCTTTCTTGAACCATTAGAAGCATTATCATTAATGTATTATCATGACTTTGCATCATCAATTGCAGAATTTCTTAAAGGTAATCGTGATATTCAATCTTATCAGGAAACAAATAACTATTATCTTAGGAATTTGACATCATATAGTAAATCATTATCTTGGTATTACTCTTATGGATCAATCTATGATACTCCTTTCTGGAAATTAACTCAAGCACGTGCTTCTGTTTATTTTAATTCACAATGTTTCTCAAATCGTATGGATTCTTTACTTGAGACATATTATGCAGCAAAGAATTTAAATGAAGAAGATGAAATGCTTAAGATCGGATGTTTTGGATATCATGACTTCAAGGATGTTCATTGCGGAATGCTTCAGAGACCCATCCAGAAGGTCCTAGAAGATGTCTTTGATTACCCATTAGACCCTTTACATACTCAAGAAAATACTGTATAATATAGAGGTCTAATCAACGGAGTCAAATGGCAGTACGTTCAAAAGTTGGTCTTTCAGGTGCGAATTTTATCTCAGGTAAACCAAAGAAAACTCGTCAGGGTTCTTCGGTGAACACCAAACTTTCAGCATCTTCTCGTAATAGTAAGCAAAAACGTTATCGTGGTCAAGGACGAGGTTAAATAGAGCAGTCTTAACTGTTTTTAATGGCAGCACTTATATGTAATCTTCCATCAACGGAAGTGTGGGTTAGAAAAGAATATCTCACAGATCATCAATTTGGTCATGGTGAATTTGTTAAGGGCGTTTGGGTATCGGCAAAGTCGATTCCTGGACGTTCTTTTTATTTTGAGACATATTTACCAGAATATGCGGCAATGTACGATAAATTGCCGATCAGTGCCTTTTTATCGGAACCAAAAACTCCAGATCCTGACATGAATCTTCCAAATCTTCAATTTTGGAACTGTATGGACTATGGAGTAGTAGCAGTTCAGAAGCAATTTATTGCTTCTATGGACTATGAACTGTATACAAGAGACTTTGGCACTCAAAAAGGGACTTATGTTTGCACTTTAGACAACTATCACCAAGATCCTGACGTTATTGACTATGCAACGAGTGAAAATCCTGCTGAACACAAGTCACATAACCTTATCGAACTTAAAAATGGGCAGTATGCACTGTATCCAAACAATAGAATGCGTATTTTTGACAATAGTTTGACTCCTGTTGAACCCAAAATGCCCGATTTTAAGGTTTCAACACAATTTTATCAGGTTGAAAACGGTTTTGACCGTCTTGGGATGGGTCGTGAGGATGAATATTTTTGGAAGACAGCAAAAGAAAGAGAAAATTTACCTGATATAGATGCTAAATAGGTTGATAATACCTAGTTTGCGTGTACTGATGCCGTTAGAAAGGGTAAGTAGAGGATTTAGAGATCTAAGTTCAACATTTAGTAAAAATCCTCTGACAAACGATCTAATTTCGTTAAAGAATGAAGTTGCTATTGCAAGATCTATTCGCAATTTAGTAATGACATTTACTGGTGAAAGATTCTTTCAACCAGAAATTGGGTCTAGAGTCTCTAGGTTACTTTTTGATAACATGTCACCAATTCTTGCTGATCAAATTAAAGACGAAATTTCGACCACAATCAGGTTGAATGAACCAAGAGTTGAACTTAACGATATTAAATGTATACCAAATTATGATGGTAATGAATATGAAGTAACTATTAGGTATACAATTATTGGTCTTGATATTTCTCCACAAGAACTTAATTTCGTACTACAACCAACAAGATAAATGGCAATTACAAATTTTACAAATCTAGACTTTGAGCAGATTAAGGATACACTCAAATCATATTTACGTTCTAAAAGTACGTTTACTGATTATGATTTTGAAGGATCAACACTATCTGTTATTATTGATTTACTTGCCTATAACACATATATTGCAGCATATAATGCAAATATGCTCAGTAATGAGGTCTTCATTGATAGTGCAACTTTAAGAGAAAATGTAGTCTCTTTGGCACGAAATGTTGGTTATTTACCAAGACCAAGAACTTCTGCACAGGCAAGAATTAGTTTTTTCATTGATTCTAGTGATTTCCCAACAAAACCTCGTTCAATCACATTAAAAAAAGGGAACGTTGCGATTAATTCCAATAATCGTACTACTGAGGGACGTACCTTTTGTATACCAGATGATATTACATCAGCAATTTTTCAGAATAGGGCAACTTTTGATGATGTAACAATCTATGAAGGAAATCTTCTTAACGAAGATTTTACAGTAGATTCTTCAATACCAAATCAAAGATTTATTTTATCAAATATCGGTATTGATTATAGTACAATCAGAGTCAGTGTAAGAGACAACTTTACTTCAAATGAAAGTATTGTCTATAAGATGGCAACATCAATAACTGAAATTGATGGAACATCAAAAGTATTTTTTATACAAGAAATTGAAGATGAAAAATACGAATTAATTTTCGGAGATGGTGTATTTGGTAATGAATTGGTAAATAATAATTTTATTAATGTTTCATATATCATATCCAATGGTGAATCAGGTAATGGGGCATCCACATTCAAGATAAATGGAAACTTCTATGATAATAATGGTAGCTTAATTTCTAGAAATATTTCTGATGCGGTTTTAATACAATCTGCTAAAGGTGGTTCCAGTATTGAGTCTGCACAATCTATTAAAAATTATGCGACTAGGTTCTATTCATCTCAAGGAAGAGCAGTAACTGCAAGAGATTATGAAACTATTGTAAGGAGTGTTTATCCTGAGACTGATTCTATCAATGCTTTTGGTGGAGAAGAACTTAATCCACCCAGATTTGGAAAAGTTTACATTACGATTAAACCAAAAACTGGACTATTTCTATCAAACACTTTGAAAGATAGTATCAAGAAGGAACTTAGACAATATTCTGTTGCAGGTATTGTTCCTGAAATTTTAGATACAAAATTCTTATATGTTGAAGCAGACGTTTCTGCATATTATAATCCATCATTAGCAAGGGATTCAAATTCAGTATCTCAAAATATAATTAATTCATTAACAT